CTGCTTCTTTTGCATCCAAACAGAATGATACATCTTCTCCACACATATCCTGAACTTCTCCAGATTCAAAGACTTGCATTTTAGGTGCAAACCATGGATACTTCATTTCGGAATGTTCAAATACTCCGTGCTTAATCAAAAGCCAACCAAATCCTGCATAATCAACGGTAAATGGTTTACGACGCTTGCTGATGGACTCAACGGTTTCATGATTCATAACTCCACCATTATTACGGAAATCATCCTCTTCCATCCAGTGTGCCACTGAGGTTGTATGTCCGTCTTCGGTTGCATACCATCCAGAAGCAATGTCCTTATCCATCAGAACAAGTTGCCAGAATTTTTCGGTATTGAAGACAATATCAGAATCAATCCAAAGTTGATAATCATATTGAAGTTTTCCATCCCAGGGAAGTTGATCCGGACCTCTTAGAACATTTGCACCCAGGCACTTGCATCGTGCAAAGTTTACCATGGATGAATAGTCTTGTGAAATTTGAATACTTGCACCGGACTGTACTAAATCAAAGCACAGTTGAACGAAGCTCTTTAGATAGGTATAGGAGACTCCTCTTCCCGGAAGGCAAAAAACAATGGACTTTCCACGTACCATTTCCTTTGCAAGATCATAATCCCATTCTGCTTCTTTATTTGATGCCACTGGGGCATTTGCTTTTACGGTAAATCCTTTAGCCATAATTGAAAGTAGTTACTTCAGTATCATACAGTATTATCTATATGATGTCAAGAACTGCGTTCTGTGAGAATTACTTCATCTCCTTCAAGAGTAAAGCATATTTGAGTGTCTTCATACCAAGAGAGTTCATTCATAATTTGCTCTGGAATTTTGATGAAGTATTCACCACTAATTGGATCGACCTCTATGGATTCAAAAATATCCCCGGAATTTTTTTTCATTTGGTGTATTTTAAGCGACCTTTTCAAAATTATATAGTATACGGAAAATTTTTAAGGAGAGTGATATTTACAAGTCGATTTGGGTCGTTTATAGCTTAGGGTAGTTAGGCGTTTTTATACGGCGGCGACCGCCCCTAAGGACGCCCCAAGGGCACTGCTCCCACACGAACGATCAGACTGCCCCCCACGAACGAACGCAGGGGGCAGGGTGAGTCCCTCACTGAGTTGAGCGCCATCCGCTGATGGGGCACCGTGCCACGTCGGGGGCATGGGTCTCAGAGAATTGAGCGGCAAGCACGGTGGCAGGCAGACCCCAGTGAATGTAAGCGGAAGGGCGGGAACCGTTCTTCAGTTGATCGGCACGGGAGATCCACTTGATTTGGCGGGTCTGCAGATCGGAGCACTGTGCGAGGGGCCAGAGCATGAGCGGGGGGGGGGTGAGAACGAATGAATTGTAGCACGGATGGGGCAGGGTGAGGGACTCATCCCCACGAATCTCACGCCAACCAGGTCAGGCGCTTTGCTTCGGGGTTACAGTAGAACTGATGCCCCGGACCCTGCCAACCCACGAACGGGGTATGAAGGCCGGAGAGTTCGGCAGCGGTCAGACCATCCACCCCGGCATCTGACAGGGAGTTGCCCGGAGCATCCTCACGGTGAGAGTTGAGTTGCGGGCGACCCTTAACGACATTGCGGGAGACCCATACGGTCTGGCGGGTCTTGAGGTCGGTTGCCTGAGAGTAGAGTGCCATTGGAGTCGGTTGGTTGAACTGAGAGAATTGTAGCACGGATGGGGCAGGGGGGATCAGTACCCCAACCACTCCAGCAGTTCGCCGCAGTCGATTCGCTCATCCTGCAGGGGTCCGTAGGTTGCCCAGAACTCAGATCCCAGGGAGTGCATCTCTGCTGCCTCCACGGCAATGTGCCACTCAACGCAATCGTCAAAGGGATTGGAGCAATCCCACAGGATGTCCTCAAAGGTGGTGCCGGGGGCGTACACGTTGAGGCAGTCGCGGAGGGCAGGGAGAGTAGCGGTCATCGGATCGGGTGTCGGTGGAACTGAGAGAATTGTAGCAGGTCGGGGGTCAATAGCGATCCATCAGAACGTGAAGGTCGCGCAGGGCAGTGATCTCAGAAGTATCGGTGCCGAGTGCCTCCAGCTGCCGGTAGCGGTGGGAAATGGCATCCTGCAGTGCCAGCAGTTGCAGCGGGGTCAGGTTGAGAACGACGGGGGTGATTTGCATTGAGGTGCCTTGCGGTGTGCTCTGGAATTCTACAGGGTCAGGGTGCCAGGGGTCAACCCTCCCACTCATCCGATGGGGTCAGTGCCCATACCAGCGATTCCAGCTGGCAGGCGTAGATGCACTCCTGCCCGTTATGGCGGACCTTCCAGGTCTGAGCGCCCGTGATGCCAGGGATACGTTCGATCCGCTCCACCCCGTAGGGGGCAAGCATCACCATCGCTTCGGAGATCAGCATAGGAGGGGGGGGGTGTGAACTGAGAGAATTGTAGCACGGATGGGGCAGGGTCAGCGCCCGTCCGTGTAGGATCCGAGAATCAGACCGTTGCGGCGGACCTCAGCGTATCCGAACTCTTCGGACAGATCCAGGCACAGATCCCATGCCTTTGCCTCATCAGAGACGGACTCGGATTCGTGAGGAGCGGAGGGAACGTAGACTTGAAAACGCATTTGCTTGGGTTGTTTGGTATGAATCAATTATAGGGGGTCAGCGGGCACCCCGGAGGGCACCGTGTGCCAGTTCTTCAAGTGTCCTCAATAATTGTCGAAGCAACCATCATCATAAGCCTTATCATAGATTTCTTGGGCAAACTTCACAAAGGCATTAAAGTTTTTCATTTTACTTTACCTCATTATAAAATACAGGAACTTCACCACACATTTTAGTTGCGGAATTGGTGTTTAGACCATAAGACTTCCTACATTCTATCACAATCTCATAAGATTTCAAGAACATCTCCCTGTCCTTTTGAGTATTGTAAGTATTCAGTAGTTCCATAGAAAGGAAATAACCAGTAATGATAAGAAGTGGAATGATGAGAGTAAAGATAAAGAGTTTCATTTCAATCCACTCATACAAATAGAACAAAGACAATCATCAGTTTTAGGAACTCTAAACATAATGTGATTTCCAGAGCAACAATCTCTATCACCACATTTCATACAATTATCACAAACCCACTCTTTTTGATTACGACATTTGACGAAATCTTCAAGAGTATAGTTTTGAAGAAGATTAGTCATTTCAGGTGTCTGTGTGTATAAGAGTATTATAGGGCATCCAGAGGCACCCAGAGCATCCCCTGTGCCAGTCCCTCAGGCGGCACACTGGAAGCGACCGTGATTGAAGTTAGCATAGCTGAAGACCTCACGATTCACCAGTTTGAACATACCAAACTCATTCGTCATCACATAACCCTCAGCATCAATACGGTTGCCGTTGATGTATGCTGCAGGACCATCATTGCGGCACAGATGCAGGCAATCATCTTTGATAGACTTAACCAGTGCCCACAATCCAAGCAGGTTAGGATCACAATCAAATTCAGCATTCGTAACAGGACGACCCTCACGAATGCAGGCATTGAGTTGTTGCTTAATCTTTGCTGCTTCCTTTACAGAAACAAACTCTACTGCCAGTGCCATCACACGGGCAAACTTACAGATTTCCTCTACATCAGCGAAGGACTCTTGACCGTGCAGAATGTATGCTTCAGGTTGCACGAACTTAACGTGCTCAGTATCAGTCCAGGTGCTACGGTCAGGCATTGCCACAGCGTCACGAAGGTCGCTCTCGGCATAGTAACACGTATGCGGGCAAAGAATGATATTTTGCTCTACGATTTCAGGGAAAACATAAGTGATGGTATTAGACTTATACTCACACAAACCACCGAAACCCAGAAAATCCATTTGATAGATGGTTTCAGTGCGGGGCAAATGATCAAAGCACGAATGAAGAATCTGTGCTACATTACCCTCATAAAATGCATCAATCTCTTCGTGAGAATGAGCAATACGAATCTTTTTCTTGTTAAAGACCGCTTTAGTCCCAACAAAAAAAGTTCCCGTAGCAGGATCAGTTCCAAAACAAACTGCAGGTGCTCCGTCCATCTTGACGCTCAAATGTCCAGGCGTCACGAACCAGTCAAGAACCTCAAGATTGCCAGTCAGCACACAATCTTCAGGGTGTTCCAGGTGCAGGTTCTTCATTGGGTGGTTTGCTTATGAACGTAGTATGGCACGAACCCCAGCAGGTCGCAAGGGGTCTTGTGACAGTTCTCAAAGTGGCACAATTTGTATTTCTCCCATTCTCAATCTATGTAAAACATTTGAGTGCCTAACATTTGTTAATCTATCGCACCATTCAAGATTTATTAACCTATTATCATTTCTTATATAATTGATATGATTAACTTCAGGTAAGTTATATGAATTTGGCAAATATGTTTCCGCAACCATACGATGAACATAAACTTTTTTAGTTTTAGTTCTACCACTCTTTAATCTTTCATTACTTCTTAACCCAACCACACTATAACCCTTTCCATTAGAACAAGGTTTTAGTTCCACCATATCATCTAAGTCAATATAAAGTTCTATAGTATTTTTCCACCTGCCGCTTCCTTTTCTTTTCCAAGCACTAAAAACTTTGCCATCTTCTGTGACAAAATAACCCTTATGGGTAGGATGTTCTTCCATAACTGCTTTAAACGTCGCAGTATTATTTATAATAAAAAGGAGGCATTTCTGCCTCCCTCTTATGCTTTAAGTTGCGACGCTTAAGCATCATTATTTAGGTGTCAGTCATCAAGTGTCTTGGAGTTTTATTTGGGCATTATTCCAACGGCATATCGCACGATGTCTTGTGGAACACTCTTTGGTTGATGTATGGTTATTATCGCACATCACCTTCCACATATCACGAAAATCCCAATCAATACATTTTGCTTCTGCACCACACCTTGCACAAGGAACGATGGGTGGAGTTTTAATTTGCTGTGCCATCAGGTCCCCTTTGCTGTTGAAACTATTATAAGGGGTCTGCAGGGGGTCTGGGGGGAACCGTGTGCCAGTTCCCCGAGTGTCACAGGGTCAGTTGAGACGCATACCACTAAAGAAAGGAATTGCACCGCCATTCGGTACAGTCACGAACCAGTTAAAGTTCTGCTGAAAGACACGCTCACCGTCAATTCCATGAACGGCAAGAATAGCATTCAGGCGGGATTTGGTAGTGTTAGACTGATGATTGCCATCGAAAAGTTGAATCCAGCACGAACCAATCTTGGCAATCAGATTACCGTGCAGGAACACTTCTGCAACCTGTGCAGCACCATCCCAGCAGACTTGAGTGTTGCCAGAGCACCAATTCTTAGCGTTGGTGATGGCATCGTTCATCTGCCATTCGATCTTACGCATTGGTGGGGTTGCTTGGTATGAATTAAAGATAACAGGGGGAAGCACGAACCGCAACCCCCAGTGTGCCACTTACTGAACTGTCACACTCTCAACCAGTTCCTGAATGACATCTTCATCATACACATTTGCAATCTCATTGAGAACATCTTCCTCATTCAAATGAGATAGATTCTCCACAATGGTATCATACACGAACTGGATCAAACATTTCGTGTCCATGTCGTCAACAATACGCTCGGCGTAGTTTTCAACGAGTTGGTCAAGTTGTTGGGAAGTGAGAGTCATGATTCAGAATTGAGTGGTTTTCATAATCTCATCAGCAAGATCACTGCCTACAATACCAGCAATGAACTCAGATGTTGCATCATCATCCTCACCTTCTGCAACCCAGATGTCTTCAATCAACATGTCAACATCAGTGTCATTTTGACCAGGATTTTTGTCAAATGATTGGTACATCATTTGCACGGCATAGGATACCAAATCATCCATGTCCATGTTATCAATCACACGATAACAGTGTGCCTGGCAGAGATCAGAAATCTGTTCGGGAGTGAGTGTCATGATTCAGTTACGGAGATAGAGTTCAATGCGGTACATCAGTCGTTCGTGGGGTGATTAACGATTTGGTCTTCGATTTGATTCGCAAGTTCTTCCATGAACTCACGGTCTTCACCATCCTCAAACTGTGCATTGTTTCGCACAATTCGCATCAGGAAGTCGATTTGTTCATCCGTGAAATGATACTCTTTGAGTGTGTCAGTCATTTCCTCAGAGGAGAATTGAAGTAACGAGTGAAGCATAGCACCAGGATGATGCCAGTGGAGATCACTCCGACCAGTCCGAGAACTGTCACAGAGTCGCCAGTAAAGTTGTAAGTGTCAGGTGTCATTTCAGTAATCGTAATCAGCGGCAAGGTATTCATTCACATTAAACTTGTTCTCATCATCAAGATCACGAAGTTCGGGAATGTCGAAGATTTCACCGGGAGCATCAGCAATCTCAGTCCAGAGTTCATCAAACATGGTGCGTCTCTCAGGTACGAATGTAATGTAGAACGGATCGGGGGGCATTGCAACCCCCCTTGTGCCAGTTGTCAGACTGTCTCTTTCAGTTCAATAGTCTTCCAGTCCCAGAGTTGAAACAGTGCATCATCCAGTTCTTGAATCATACGATCAAAGGTTGCATCTTTGGTGATAGATGCACAACGAATCAATTCTGTGCGACGATCCATGAGTGCCATACGAACACAGCTTCCACGAAGAGTAACAGTCATTTGAGTTTCCTCTTAAGAGATTGAAGTGCTTGCTTACGGGATTTAATCTTTCCCTTACACATACCCTTGGTTCGCTTATGCTTACCGGAGTTGTGCTGCCAATTGGGAGTCATCGAAATCCCTCAGGAACAAACGTAGTATGGCACGTCTCAGCGGCGTTTGGTAGTCTTCTGTGCCACTTTCACGACTGGCACATCAGTATTCAATTGTGCCTGAAGATATGTCACGATAGTATCAACGAACCGCAGCACGGTTTGAATCACCTTACGTGCCTTTTCGGGTCCGTTGTTCTCATTATAAGCACGAATGAGAAACTGACACACACCAACCACAATTGCTGCAATAGTTGCAACATTAATGATCAGGGTGTCAACGAAAGTCCAGTAGAACGAATTAGCGGTTTTCATGATAATAAATGGGGTGGGAGGGTAAGTGTAGAGAATTCCTCAACCACGAATGTAGTATGGCACGGGATCCGCACGAACACAAGGGGTCTTGTGCCACTTCTCCAACTGGCACAAGAATATGACTCCTAAGTGATAAGATTCAAATACAAGATCTTATCAGGAATCGTCCTGCTTTTTAATAGATTGTATCGCTTGTTTCCTTTCTAGATGAGAGTATCATCTAACGATTTTATTATGCCGGAGACCGTGTTCTAACTCCCTCATTTATAATATAATGTTGATTATATTATATTAATTCTTTATAAGATTGTTACCTCTTGGTCCCGCAGGAAGAGTTCAAGAGCTTATGTAGAATTCAATGTAGTTTTATTTATATAAAAAAAGGCAGGGACACCACTCCCTGCCTCAGGCACCCACTCTATCGTATGTTATATGATCATCTCGTCGCGCAGGGTAACTTTACTGAATGCTGAGGCAAACCCATTCCTCATATGTTATGTGTATCTCGTCTAGATGTATTATGTTATGTGTATCTCGTCTAGATGTATTATGTTATGTGTATCTCGTCGAGATTGAATGATAACACACAATCTCGACGAGATTTTATTTAGAAGTTAGAATGAAACACGAACCCATCCACGAAATCAAAATCATAACGGAGATTCTGATCCCACGTTGCCTGCCAATCTACCACCACATACGAAGGAACATCACCGTAGATTTCATTAGTGAATTCCTCAGCAAAGTCTGCCTCAGAATCATAAGTTCCACGGTATGCTTCAGCACTGTACTCAACATAAGAGATGTCGTGATAACCTACGAATGCGTCCACAACATCATAACCCAGATTCTCACCCTGCTCCACATACTCAACGTAATGGGAAACAAGATCGTGTTCGGAGTATTGATCAACGAACTCCAGAATGTCATCCAGAGCATAGTTGTCCTCCAGCAGACCGTCGATGAACTCAACAGTCTCAGCAGCAAACACTTCTTTGTAGTTTTCGGTGAAGGTCACGGACATGGTGGTTTTCTCAGGTACGAATGTAATTTAACAGAGTTTGAGGCAGTTGTCTAGGGGGTTTGTGCCAGTTCTCAGAGTGTCACACCATCACCCATTCGGGTGACTTTTCGACTTTAAATGTGCCCAGCGGACCATAAACAACGGACACAGGATAGGCACTGAATTCTTGAATCACTTCCCAGGTTTCATGATTCACCCGGATGATCACGGCACCATCCATTTCGGGGTCCTGAAGATGAGCATCATAGATTCCGCAAGCATAACCAATTGTGGAAGTGAATGCGAATTCATTAAAGAAACCGTGTTCAGTCTTACCGAAACCGATGACACGATAGGTGGTTTGCATTTGGTGGGTTTCTCAGGTACGAATGTAATGTAGCAGGGTGGCAGAAGAATCGCAACCACCCTTGTGCCAGTTCTCAGAGTGTCACAAGCAGGTTCTGCTTCTGCAGATTAATCATATGATCCAGAGCATCACCTAAAGTAGAACGAACATACTCATCTCTCAGTCCAGCAAACTCATAAGCATCATAGAGTTTTCTGTACAAATCATTCCAATCTTGCAAATTCATCGAATTTCTCAGGTACGAATGGGATGAGTTGAGGTTTGCTGCCAGGCGAATGCCCAGTATACCAATTGGCGACAGCAGGGTGGTCTTATTGCCCCCCTCAACTGAAACCAATATAACCTCACCAGACCCCTCTGTGTGCCTCTCTGTGCCACTTGAAGAACTGGCACAGGGTCTTACCACGCTGGAGGATCTTCTGCTATCTTATAAGGACAATCTGATGAGGGGAGAGGTATCCCTGCCGACGACAATACATCGCCACTCCTCCTGCCATAAAATATTATAATATAACGGAGGCATTATATCAATAGTATAATGCCTGTGCCAGTTATGTAAGTGTCACATTAATAGATATCACCTAGATCTTTGATGCTAGAATGAACTTCTTCGCCGCCTTCGAGTTCTAATAACTCTTTCCAGTTCATATTCTCTATATCTAAATCATCATAACATTCAATATCTAGCGTGACACGTACTAGACGCTTCTGTGCGATTGACATAGGACTCATGTGCGTTGTTATGGTATTATATCATGCATAGTGACGATATGCAAGTGATTCGTAATCATGTGCATCTCGTGCATAGTCCTCATCTAGATCTAGATCTGATGTATAATACTCGTCTAGATCAACATAATCATTTGTGTATGTATAGTCGAGATCGTAGTCGTCGTACATAAGCTCGTCGAGATTGTATGAACGTTGATAGTATAGCACAGATCTCGAAGAGATGCAAGTATGATGTCTCGACGAGAATGTGATAGTATATATGCATTCTCGTCTAGATTTGTGTGGGTCTCGTCTAGATTTGCTGATATTCTAGACTAGATTATAAGGATTGTCAAGCCCCTGAGCAGTCTTATGTGGGTCTCAGAGTATTTTTGCGGGGGTGGGGCTTGACAAACTGCGAGTCTTATGGTATGCAGGCTTTACTTGTAATAAGATCGGGCATTTAATTATAAGATCTCACATTAACTCACATAAAATCACATTAACTTAGAAGAAAGAATATTTATAACTATTCCACAGATTAATATACTTTTCCACACCTTTTTCCACAGAATATTATAGAATACTAACATATGTTTATTTGTATCTTGTCCCATAATATACAATAAGACTCATTTTTCATTATGTACAATAAAATAACCATTATATACAATAAATAAAAGCATTGTATATTATAAAAAATGTCTCAGGGAATCATCTACCTCATCATCAACAAAGAAAACGGTCACAAATACGTAGGACAAACAACTCAACCACTCAACAAGAGATGGCAACAACACATACAAGAAGCAAACAGAATGTCCCCCAAACCATTACACAGGGCATTTCGTAAGTATGGTGTTGATAAATTTACGATGAAAGTAATAGATGAATGTGATGAAAAACTATTGAATGAGAAGGAAGAATATTGGATAGAACAATACAATACATTTGAGAGTGCAGAAGGATATAATGCAACAAGTGGTGGTAGTAGACCAATCTTTAGTCAAGAGACAAAAGATAAAATATCAAATATAATGTCCAATATTGAAAGAACAGATGAATGGACAAATAACATTAAAGAATCACTCACA